CCGGATGCGACGCCGGCATACAGCCGCCAGTTGTAGCCAGTGACGTTTTCGGTCATCGGAATGTTCCTCTAGACGGTGGCCGTCGCGGTGCCCGCTTCGGTCCAGTAATTGACAATGAAGGTCATTCGATAGCGCAGGATCGGCGCCTCGCTGGAGCGCTCAATCGCGATCGAACGGTGCATGATGCTTTTGACGAGACCGCTCAGGGTCGGCGACGAATCAACTCGATTCTCGACCTGCGCGCCGATGGTTTCGCACTGCTGCTCGACCTCGAAGCGATCGCGGCCGATGAGATCGGTGGACAACTGCACGAGTCGTCTTTTCTTGGGACGCTGGCCGATGGTCACATTCTCAATGTCTTCGTCACCCAGCCAGACGTAGCACCATGGCGCCCGATCTTCTTCCGTGATGCGCGGCTCATCAAAACAGACGTGATCTTCGAGACCGGGGATATCCGCCAGCAGCGCCTTGACGGCCAGCCGGATCGAGTCGCGCGCGTGCGCCATTACGGCTTCCGCAAGGCAATCAACGCCATGCCGTTCTCGTTGCCAATGTCGGCGATGTAGAAATCGCCTTCGTCGGGGACTGTCACGGGATCATCGATCGCGATCTGGTAGCGCTTGACGTCCGACCACAGGCACTGCAGCGAATGACTGTGGGCGGACATCTGGACGTCATCGAACGCGACACGCAATGGCTCGTGGTTGTACACCCCGAGAATCGGTTGCTCGCGAACAATGATGTCCTCGGAGCCGCCAAGCGCCAGAAGCATGTTCCGGCGATCGGCGTATGACTCCAACATCAGGCCGCGTACTTCTTGCGGCCGATCAGCGTGTAGGCAATCAGGGACGGGCCGGTACCCACCGTGCCGATGACCTTGATATAGCCTCGAAGCTGCGTCGACTCAAAGACGGCCGTGTAGATCGCGTCGTCATTCGACGTGGTGACCTGCGCGAGCGCGCCACCCACCGGAACGACTGCCGTTGCGCCCGTATCGCTTGAGGCCGTGTTCGTGTTGAAGGTGAGATCGAGCGTGCCGGTGATGATGCCGACACTGATCTCGACTGAGACCGCGCCCTCGTATCCACGGGCATCGATCCAACCGGACGTTGCGGCGGCGGTGTTGGCGGCCGAAACAGCGGCCGTGATCTTGGTGCGCGTCAGGGCACCAACAGGACTTGCGAGAGACATTACTTCGCTCCTTTTTGCGGCTCGGCCGCCTTGGAAACCGTTGTGGCCTGCGCGGCGGCGCGCGCCGCCTGCCGATCCGCCAGCACCTTGTTCGGGTCGGGCAGTTCAGTCTTGTGAACAAGCTGCGTCTGGATGTTCACGAACTCCACCTTGTTGTTGGTGCGCAGTTCGATGGCGGTCGGCGCCTCCAGATCCAGCACCGTGCCAGGCGCCTGGATCTCCTGCTTGTGCCGAAAACCACGCAGGACTTTCACTCGTTGCATTTGAGCCATGTTTCAATTCCTCAGTTCAGGGGAGAGGCCCCTCCGCAGAGGGGCCGTCTATCAGGTGATGCTGCTGGCGATGGTGAAGGCGGCCGGGCGGCGAATGCCGACATCGACGCTGTACATCGCTCGCACGCCGATGATGCCCGCGCCGAAATTGGCGTACGGGTTCGTGTCGACCTCGAGCACGCCCCACTCGCCCACGACGCAGTTTTCCCATGCACCAAAGTACATGGTGGCCGCTGCAACCTGGTTGGTGGACATCGCTGGGAAGCCCATCATCGTGCCGCCCCACACGTTGCCGATCCATGCTGGCGAGGCGGTGCTCGCATAGAGCACTTCCGCAATCATCAGTGCCGCCACTGCCGGAGTCGTGACATAGCCGCCACGCATCGGCATAACGTTCGCCGCCGCAAGGTCCGTCTGCGTCTCCAGGAGGCCGGCGAGACCGAGCGAGGTACCGCTGACCGTACCGACACCCGTCACGTTGTCGATGCCGAGCGGCTGGCCAGAGGCACCTGTACCGCTGATCACCGCCACGTCAACCGCCAGAGCGGCCACTGCAGCCAGATCCGCGTTCACCAGGCCCTCAACGTCGATCGAGGACTGCATGAGCAGTTTGCGCGACAGTTCCGTGTAGGCCGACACCGTCTTCGGCGTCATGGCCAACTGAACGAAGGTCGGCTGACTTTCCGTCGCCGAGGCGGACTCGCTGGTCAACCACTCCGCCGTCGCTGCGGCGCTCTGACGCGGGATCGTCACGTTGTCGCGCAACCCGGTCAGGCGCGTCGCACCCATGCGGAAAGCGAACGACAGATTGCGCAGCAACTCATCGAACCCCATGACGCTCGTCTGCACGAGCGCTCCGCCAGCACCGAGGGAGGCCATGTTCAGGTCGCGCTGGACCCACTGCGCCTGGCCATGCCGCTCGGCGAGTTGAGCGTAGTTCACACTCGACTGGCGACGCTGCACCTCCAGCGGGACATAGAAGCAGTTGTTCTGCTGCGGCTTGTCCGTCTTGTCCGCGATCGTGCGATGGCACTCCAGCTCAAAGCCGGCCTTGCGCCAGTCGTTATCGCGAGCCGCGAGAATCGCTCGGCACAGGCTGTACTGACCGGCCTCACGCTCGGAAATCCCGAGCGCCGAGATGGAGCGCGGCGCCGTTTTCCCGCGCTCCTTGTGGATCGCGAGAATGTCATCGGCTACCGCATCCAGCGACATGCCGCGCGTGATCCATGCCTGGACGGTGTCATCGCCCACACTGTTGGCCGTGGCGAGATTGCGGATCGCCTGCTGACGCTTGCGCTCCTGCTCAGCCGCGAAGTTCTTGTCGAGCTCCTGTCGGCCTACCTCGACGCGGACCTCCGCGCTTCGAGTAACAGTCGTCTGATCGGCGTTTTCGCCCGCCGCGGCGGATTCATCAGCCATTGAAGGCTCCTTGGGTTTGGCGGGGACCGCCGTGGTTGAAACAGAAACAGGGTTTGAGGCAGAAATAGAAGTGGGATTGTGGCGCCCGATCCCGATATTTCGGTCGGCGCCGATGCCTACGACAGACGCCTCGATCGGACGCCAGCGCAGCCATTTCACGGATTCGGTATTGCCGTCCGATCCTTCATTGCGTTGAATCTTCATCGGCTCGGCACGAATCGACATGTCGGTGAGCGTTCCCTCGTCGACCATCTCCCGGACCATCGCTGCCTCGGGATTGGCCTGCGAGAATTTGAGATCGCCAACCAGTCGCTTTTTGTCGAGCCGGACATTCACGATCCGGCCGACCATGCTGGTGAGCGTGTAGGCGTCGTGATTCACGAACAGCGGCAATCCGCGCTCGGCTACGCCATCCAGATCGATCGAGGCTTTCTCGTGAACCAGGATGTTGGGCGGCGCCCAGGGCCAATCCTTGATAGGTGATTCGCTGGAGAGCGAAACGCGATACGCGGTCACCTCCTGCGTTTTGTCATCGCGCAAGCGCTCGATGCAGAACGTACGAACCACGCAGGTTTCATCGCGCGTGTCTTCAGCTACTACGCTCATTTCATTTCCTCGGCAAAGAAAAAAGCCGCCTTGCGGGCGGCTCTTCTGGGGGATCTTCGGCGTTCTCATCCGGTGGCTTGTCGGGCGGCTTCGCAGGAGCCGCGTTGCCGTTCTTCAGGGCGGCGCGAGCCTCAGCCTTCGCCTTCACAACCTCAGCCGTATAGAACTCGGGCGATGACTCGAACACGAGCCCCGCCGCCTCCATCATCTTCAGTTCGCGCTGGCGGGTCGTGAGCACGTCCTCGATGTCCTGACCGCCGGCTGTCTGCGCGACCACGTCTGTGACCGTGGTGAAGCCCTGCTTGATGGCTTCCTTGTATGCCTCGACTTCCTTCGCCGGGTCGATCCAGCTCCAGCCGCGCGGCTTGAACAGCACCTTCTCGAATTTCTTCGGGTCGCTCGCGTACTGTTCGACGGAAACGCTCGAAACGGCGCGCGCGAGCACAGCAGCTTGCAGCCATTCCCGGTGCACCTTCATCCTGAACTCGCAGATGAACCATGCCTGATAGACACGCCACAGGTCGCGGTCATCGAGCAGCGCAAGGCGCGAACTGGAATAGTTACTCTGGGAATAATCGCGCGACAGGGATTCGTAGCTCGGGCCGGTGCCGGCCGCAAGATCCCGCAGGATGTAGCGCACGAACGGATCGAGCGCCGGATTCGGTGCGTTCGGGCTCGGCGCATTCATCTTTTCGCCGGGGTTCAGGCGCTTCGCGACACCTGCCTCGACGGTCATTTCAACAGAGCCGTCTGCGGCGGGCTCATCGTCTCCAAAAGACTCAGAGCCTTCTGGCGTCTCGATGGTCCAGGGCGTTGATGCCTGAATCCGCGCGCGCGTGATTTCCGCCTCAACGTAGCCTGCGAGATCGGAGAACGTGCGGATCACCGCGTGCATCCACGGCTCGCCGCGCGTCTGCGGCCAGCGGTCGACCACGGCAAGGTGGTGAATCTGATCGGCCGGCACGCGCTCGACCATATCCACGCCCGGCCCGCCGAAACGAATCTCGCTCGGGTGGCGCTTGCGAATCCAGTACGCGACGGGCCGATAGAATTCGTCGACCTCCACACCCATGCGGATGTGGTTGCCGTTCTGCGCGGTCAGGTAGGGCGAACTGAACTCATCCGCCAGCCGCTCGGCCTCGATCAGTTCCAGCGCGAACGGCACCTTCGAGCGACCGAACGGTCGATGGTGCTTGCGGACGAAGACTTCTCCGGCCGCGAACACCTGCGCCATCAATGCGCGCTCGAACATCTTGAACGGGAGGCGCCCGCCGGTATGACAACTATCCGCCTCAGACCATTCGCACCATGCTTCCTCGATACCGTCGTTCACGCGGTCGGCCAGTTCGTCGCGCGAGGTCATGACCTGCGCCTGCATGCCGATGCCGGTGCCGATCACGTTGTTGACGACGATGACCTGCGCGCGCTTGGCGTAGCTCGTGTCGCGAATCAGCGCGCGAGAGGCACCGCGCAGTTTCGTGAGGCTGCTGACGAGCTCGGAGTCCGCGCTGCTGTTCGATGAAACGCGGTCCGCCGTGAGACGCGATTCGCGCGCGGCGCTGTACATCCGCGTAACAGATCTGCCGATTCTTGCCGCTTTCTCGCTCGCTGCTGCAGCTTCCCGCCGCGCGTCTGCTTCGGCCTGAATTTCCCTGATACGGGCTTGGCCTAGCGGCGTATCCCAGACACTACGCACGACCAAACCTCACTTTGATATTGCGGCCACGCCCCGCGCTCACGCCCTGCTCTTCCGTTCGCACTTCAATCTTCAGCTTGTCACGCCATGCCGTCAGCTCAGCCAGCGACCACCGGGAGATCTGCCGGCCGGCAATGCTCATGCTCGCCTGCGCTGTCGAGGCGTTGCCGATCAGAAACGCGTTGATCGCGTCCAGCATCTTTCGCGCATCGGTACGGGTGTCGTAGGTGCCCGCGGCGGCGGGGTCTACCTCGATATCACACCAACCGGACTCCGCGATTGCGACCGTTGCGCCGTCTGTTACACGCACGCGAATGCGGTAGTGGCCGGGCGGATAGGTGGCGGTCGTCGCGGCCGCAATCGTGAAGCGCTGCGCCGTGCCGCTTGCGACGGCGGCTACATTGAACGTCTTGTCGGCCTTCTCAAAGTAAGCCGTCGCGATCCACGTTGGCTGTGGGTAGTCGCCATAGTCGCGATCCCATTGCCATGTGCTACCGGCCAGCAGTTCGGTTGGCAATGTCGAGGGAACGTCAGGCACCTGGCAGATCCTCGACCACGTCGTATGTCACTAGTTATCTCCAGCCTTTAACCCAGCCACGTCGCGGTGGCGCTTTTCGTTTCGGTTCTGGACGCGGCGGCGGCGTGACAGCCATATCCACTTCGCTAGCCTCGTCCACAGACTCAGACGGCGGCGACGCTTCAGTGGGCCGTGCCCACGTTGGTGGATTCGCCCAGTTGATCTTGTCCGCCTTCATCACCTTGCAGGCAGCGCGGTTGTAAACATGAAGGTCGAGCGCCTCGTTCCTCGCGCCGCTCGGATTCTTCCAACCTTTCTCGGTGCGCTGCTCGGCGATGATCTCGGAAAAGAATCCTTGATCCTTCTCCAACCACTTCGGCAGATGCACGAATCCCGGCCCCTCATCGGTACGCGAGAGGTCGCCGACAACCAGATCCTTAAAGACGGTTGTGTTTAGCATCCACACGGGGACGTCACCGCGACCACCCTGCTTTCGGTCCTTGCGGTCCGATGCATCAGGCCAAGTCAATGTTGCAGTGGCCGCGTCCATGCGGCTCGAGCCTTTCACCAGTCGGAACCGAAAATGCTTCCGTCGCTTTCTCAGCCAGCGGTAATAGGCGTACGCCTTGGCCGTTACGCCAGACTTGCCGCCCGAGTCGCACATCACCAGTCGCACGGGCATCGAGATCTTCGAATCGACGACCGGATAGCTACGCTCGATCACCCGATCCAGCAGTACGTCCCAATCCTCGAGGTATGCCGCCGGCTCAAGAGCTGCCGTCCTATTTCCCTCGGGCCTCTGGCTTGAACTGATTGCGAAACGATCAATCAGCCAAGACTCAAGTCCCACGCCCCAGCCCATGACATGGATCACGAATTTGCTCGACTGCACGTCCACTGCTGCCGTGAGAAAGCGAACGCCCTGAGGAACTTTGCCTTCTGGCCACATCTCCAGCCGTTTCTGTAGTTCGTCGCTTGACCGACGCTTGGATGCCACACGCGGTAAGTAAGCCGCGGCCTGATCGGTGTTCCTGGTGAACTTCAGCGCCGACTCTTCGCCGGTACGCTGGTAGCTCGCGAGCGCCTGAAACTCATTCAGCAGGAGCGATTCCCAGCCCTGATAAATCGCGGCGACTCCGCCTAACCAGTAGCTGACGATGTTCGTTCCGCGCCGCTCGCCTTCGATCTTTCCGGCCTTGGTGAACCGCTCGCCCTCGTGTACCCATCGGCCGCGCGCCGACATCTCGGGGCGCCGCGACTGCTCGTGGAGGCTGCCGCACTCCGGACACACCACGCGCGCGTATTTCCCCGCGAGCGCCAGCAGGTCTTCCGTGCGGATGAGGTCTTCCAGCTCCTTCTGGGCGGGCAACGCAAAACACTCAAGGCCCGGCCTTGCCTGAAACGGCACTCCGCAGTGCAGACAGGGCCAGTACCAGCGGGCCCGTGTCCCGGTGTTGTAGACCTCCAGCAGTCCCCGGGCAGGCGGTGCTTCATGCGGCGTCGAAGGCTTCCATTGCGCGTCGAGATACTCCGCCTCGGGAGAGGACTCCGCGACGCACTTGCCGCTCGACATATACGTCTGGATGCGCTTGAACAACAGCGACCACAGCGGGCCCTCGCCATCCACATCGTCCCGGTTCTGTGGCCGGTCGTAGTCCGTCGAAAACGCAAACCGCAGGGTCTTCGATGACAGTTGCGAAACCGAGGGCCAGCCGACCTTGAGCCGCATCCCAGACCGGAAAAACTTGTCGTAGGTGTTGTCGTCCCGCGCTCGAGGCGACAGTGCCGCGGCGAGCTCCGGTGAATGCCGGATCGCCCGATCAAGGTCGGTCAGGCTGAAATCCCGCGCTGTGTCCTGGCTCATCTGCGTGATGAGCATGTCTCCCGGCGCGCACGTCACGGCATAGGCCAGACCGCCGAGCATGAGACTCATCGTCTTGCCCGAACGCGCGGGGCCCACGAACACGATCCCCTGGTACTGGCGCGAGGCCAGCATATCCAGCGGCTCCACCAGCATCGGCGCAAGATCAGGGTCCCACGCGCCCTTTTCCGTCTGCAGGATCTGCGCTGCCTCACTCGGGCGCATTCGCCGGGGAGGTCTAACGAGTTCCGCGGTGTGCCGCGTGACCTCCCTGGCGCTGGCGTACATCAGGCCACGGCCTCGCCCTCATCCTCGGTCAAGGTCTTGTGCAGCCCGTCCCGGACCTGGTCGAGCACCTTCTCGACCCGCGTTACCGTCGACGACGACAGCCCGCAATCGCGCTCCAGCACGTCTGGCAGGGTGTCCAGCATCAGCGCCACTACCCGAAGGATACGGGCCTGCTCTTCCTCAACCTCGATTCGAGGAATCACTTCCCGAGTTTCCGTCTCAAGCTGCAGCTTCTGGAGCTCCGCCTTGTAATGCGCCTGGCGCCGGTACGGGTCGAGTTTGTCCGGGTCGTCTTCGCCATCCTCGCTCACCATTACCAACGGCTTGAGTACGTCACGCAAGCGATAAACCGGATGCCCGGCCCGCTTCCCGGCGGGCACCACATTCGCCGCAGAGATCCGCTTGGCTACGGTCTCGCGCGTCATGCCCAACTCTGCCGCCAAGGTGCTGATCGAGAGCTTTAGCCCCTCGCTGAGAGACGCGGTACCGGCCATGATGCTGAGGTCTAAGCTATTGGAAAACCATCGAAAACCGCGCGCCAATGGCAGC